ACTCGCTACTGTCGAAAATGAACTTACAGCTCCCCCCGGCCACTTTCCGGCGGGCAGGGTTGGTGTTCTTCCACCCGTAGCGTCCTGTACGACTTTCAGCTGCTTGTGGCCTACACCTATATTGCTGAAAGTCAACGTGATACTTGCACCCAGAGTGATTTTTTGATTCTGGCCATTATTCCAGTTGATATCCGCATTGCTTGAGACAGTGCCGTTATCGTATTCAGAAGCGAAATCCAATTTTGGTAAAGCGTTAATATCTTCGACTGCAATAGAACCAAGGCCCAGACTGGTACGCGCTGTAGAACCGGATTCAGCAACAAATGTAGTACCATCACCAACCAAAAAGTTCCCGTCTGTCTTCGCTGTGTCCCAATTTACCGGATCAGTTGCGTCTTCGTTGGGAACGTTGCCTAAGCCAACATCAGAAGCAGAAACATCAGTTGTGGCCATGCTTACATCAGTCCATGTGATATTTGCAAGATGTACTCCGTCCAGAGTATCGGCGTCGTCAGCAGTAGGCCAATTTTTGGAGACATCAATAATGAGTTTATCTGTTGTCGAGTCAGTAAAAATACTGTTGGTATCATTGGTAGTTGCAATTTCTGCAAGATCTGCGGATTCATTAGCGCCATCATCACCAAGGTCTAATATAATTGCGCTACCACCTGTGGCGCTACCTGTGGTATTGACCCAGACCGCAGCGCCTGCTGTAGCATCAACACAGCGGTAGGCTTCCCTCGGGCTGGCCGAGGTGTCAATCCAGACAGACCCTGCCTGATATCCAGCGGAGCTGTCGTCCGTTGCCGTGGGTGCACCGGTGCCGGTAAAGTTGTGCTTGATATATGCCTGCACATCCACGCCGATCTCAACGCCGAGGTTCTGACGTGCGGTCGTGGCGCTGGCCAAATCAGACAAATTGTTTGACCGGTGCGCGTATCGGGTATCTGTCTGGTTAGCAGCTGTACCCGGTGCCCATTTTTTTGTAATATACCCGCCTGCACCGTCATCTTCTGAGATTTCAGCATAATCAATACCAGTGACATCTATCAGTTCTGTAAGTTCGCTTATTTTTTTAGTCATGATTACTCCTTAATTTTCTATAATCCTGTATTCCCCGGATTCTGTGTATCGAGGTTCCCCGGATTCTGTATATCGAGGTTCAGTCCGCAGATAAACAAATGCCCTTAGCTGCTTCTGCCAGCTTGCATAACCGTCCCGCACGGACCAGAGCGTAAGCTCAACGTCTCCATCATAGTCTATGTCGGTGTTCAACGCAGTTGTCGTGTTTCCACCAATTCCAGTAGCTGAGTCAAGCAGTGTGCCATCGCTGGCCTTGCGGACCTCATAACTATATGTTGTGCCGGTTTCCGGGCCAATATTGATATCATCTTCAGTGTCGTTGATACTCCGCTCAAGCTGTTGCGTCCGATCTCGATGCCGCCAATCTATGCTAATATCACCGATTATCTCATCTGGATCTGCGAGCGTATTAAGTCGCAGGCGTGCAGGTGAATATGGCCGGGTAAGCCTGGAGTTCAAGGTGATGGTCTGCTCCGGCGCATCCGTTAAAGCAAGAGTCCCCCGCCCGGTCCGAGGCAACAGCTTGGCATTTACGGCAGTGCCGTCCTGATATTCCGTGGTGTCAATCGCAAGAAAATCACTGGTAATCAATATCGGCGTATCCAAAGCATGCTCTGCCGGTACGGTGTCTAAGCACCCTCGGCCGACGTTAAGTGTGTCTTCTCCTCCACCATCTATTCTAATTATTTCATCGTCTATTATTCCCCACATACCAGCGGCAATGCTATCTACAGATTCATACGATACCGGGAGCGTGACCTCCGTAACCTCAATATCTGATGTTAATTTAAGATACGGAGCAAATGCAGTTTCTTGCTCTTCCGTGTAGTCATCACTCCCAGTGCGAAACCATCCACGCGCAGATAGTGCATCTTTACTTGGCTTTGCCCCGGCGATTCCAGTGAACCCGATATTATCAGCATAATCCAATGCATCTGCCTTGCTTGATTCCATCGCAATAAGCCGGAAAGGCAGCTCAATAGCAGCATGCTTCGGGGAAGGCAAGGGTTCGCTGACCGGGCTCTCCCAGCTGCTGGGTGGTGGTGCGGAATATACGGCCTCCGAAATCGCAAAAACATCTTCCGCAAACTCAACGCGTATACTGGATTTGCCGAACTCTCCATATTCCACTGCAGTTACGCGCACCACTGCTCCTTGAATCCCATATCTCGGCCAACTCAGGAGGAAAGGATCACCGGGGTTCAGGCCGGAACCTGCAAGAGTTGTTTGGATAGCGCCCCCTGCCATTGGCGTGCTCTGTGCTCGTAGATCTCGGGATAACACAAATTCGGCGAGCTCTTTATTCGCGATACCTTTGTATTCGTTTTCTGAATTTACGGTTCCGCCCATGCGGCTAACCATTGCAATATCTGCCCTGGTAATCGAGCTTTCTTTCCCAGCCTGCCGGTCCCAAAACTTGATGGTTACGGAGTTGCTTATGTCTTCCAGCGTACGCCGTCTGAAGCTGTCCATTTTTACGATGTTACTTTCATCAAATACCGGCAAATCGTTAATATTATAATCATCCCGGATCAGCTTGAGTACGAATTTGCCGGTATGGATATCAGTATAAAGACTGGCTTCGATGTGGCTTAGCACTTCAGTAATAAAGTCTTCAACTGAGGAGCTGCGATCCCACAAGACAGAAAGACCAAACCCTTCGTTGTAAAGCGTGTCTGCGGCCGCAGTAAAAGCAACTTCATCCACATCCGGCACCAGGGTATCAAAGCCATTGTACCCCATTCCCCAGCGGTCGTTAGTGATTGTTTCGTAGATAATATGCGCCGGGTTCATGTCACCGTCAGTTCCGATCTCAGCCTTACTCGGATACCAACTATTGTATATATTTTTCGACCAAACGCCCCATGGTTTAAGATATTCGGATGTCCCAAAGTAGAACCCAGGCGGGCTAAGAAAGCTGAATAAAGGCACCCAAGAAGTACCTATGTCTAAGCTGAAATAAGTATTACCGGAGTGCAAGACTACTGTTGCGACTCCGCGCCATGCTGGGATATTTTCGCCCAGGTTCGTCTTAAGATATTCGTGCGGAAGCTGATCTGGCGAACCTTTTAAAAGATCAAGCACGCCATCCAATCCCCCACCATCTTCATCGCCGCCAAAAAGTCCAGGCTTATTTATAGTAGCACGGTCCTCGTTTGTGCTTGTATCGCCCGTCCAAACCGTCTCGTTTTCGATCGTAATTTTATATATTTTCTCGATATCATGCGCCAGCACCATATGCATACCGAGATAGTATCTATGATTCACAGTGGCATATTTGCTGGATGAGAAAAGACCGCCGGAAGATACTTTTTTTCGGACAGGTTGACTCGTATAGTCCCCGTACCAGACAACGTTTTGGCTCTTAATATTCTTTGACCCAAACAGCACCGGGAACTCTCTCCCTACTTGCGCAGTGGGTACTTGGAACTCGTCAAGACCAGCAGCACTCGGTCCTTGCGGGACTTTCGGCTTCGGACGCAAGGCGTAGGATATAGCCATAGATATGACCATCTGCAATACGAACCATCCGACTGCGCCCCAAAAGCTCATCTATTCTCCTACTTAATGCTGACCTGGAACGGGTTCTGTGTTGGTATCCACGGGAACCCCAGGTAGTTTAGAATATTATTATACTTATTCATACAGGTGCCCATTGTGCGGTCACATCCTGGTGATAAAGCTACTGATTGCCCAGAAACCAGCTCTTGTAGCGGCCTTGAAAGCGTGATCGTATTCCCAGCATGTGCTGTGATAAATCGGCTATTATTGCTTGTCCGCAAAATCCCGCCAGAAAACCATCCATCCACATAACTACTTGAAAGAGAAGACATGGTAAGTGTTGAGCCGCTTACACTGGCAATTATATCAGTAATTTGATAATTAGTTTCAGCAACACCGCAACCGCTGTCGTAAAGAGAATGCTGGCAAATTAACTCTGCCCGTGTCCGCAAACCTGCGACACGCATGGAAGTATACAGGGACTCACAAGTAATCTCTACTTTTTCGCCTTTCGGCTCAGCGCCCATTACACGGCCTTTCCAGCGGACAACGGCCTCGGAAAACGACAGGCCCCGGTGCAGCCGCCGAATTGTTACAGATGTTGTCTCTTCTGGCGCAGCAGCTATAAACTCTGCGGCCAAATCGTGACCTCTGGGCACGGTCAGTGTAATGGAATCTTTCCGCAATTCTTCGCCATGCCGAATTTTGCCCCGTGAGATCGGCGCGGGCTTATAAATCTGGTTATCCATCACATACAATTCGGTCGCCCGCGTGGTCAAGTACATGGCCCAGGTACCACGGATAAAGTCGTAAAGCTCAAACGGCTCGGCATCTGCCACGCTATTTTCTTTGTCTGCATACGCCATTATTCAGGC